AAGCAGGCGCTGGCCACGGGGAACTTCACGGTACAGGGTCTGGGTACGTCTTCCGCTACAATGTCCAACGCGACCAAGGTTGGTGTTTCCCAGGTGCTGGCGCGGATGTCCTATTCTGCGACGCTGTCTCACCTTCGTCGTATTCAGACACCTGTGGAGAAGTCAGGTAAGCTGCTTGCTCCTCGCAAGCTGCACGGCACATCCTGGGGGTTCATGTGCCCAGTGGAGACTCCAGAGGGTCATTCGGTGGGTATTGTGAAGACAATGTCCCTTCTGACCTCGGTCTCGCAGCATGTGCCGTCCTCTACGGTTCTTCACTTCCTTGCGGAGACGCCGGGAATGGGCATGTCATGGATCACCGTGCCGAAGGTCTACGAGGGCACATCAATCACCGTGAATGGTGTGATGGTTGCCTACACCACCAAGCCACTTGATCTGGTGAATGCCATGCGGGCAGCTAAGCACTGCTCCCGCCTTCATCCGCATACGTCGATTGCTTGGTATACCTTGCTGAACTCGATTCTCATCGAGACAGATGGTGGTCGTGTTGTTCGCCCAGTGTTCCGTGTTGGAGCAGCCTACCCGGTTGGTGAGGAGCGTAAGGACTGGAATGCCTGGGTGCGCACCTGCGTAGAGTATATCGATGCGTCGGAGACAGAGACACTGCGAATTGCCTTGACAAAGGAGGAGGTAACGTCGCATTCTCACCACGAGATTCACCCTTCGATGCTGGTAGGGCACATGGCAGGCACGATCCCACTGTCTGACCATAATCAGTCTCCTCGAAACACCTATCAGTCTGCTATGGGCAAGCAGTCGATGTGCGTCTATGCCTCCAACTTTGCCAAGCGCCTGGACAAGAATGCCTACGTGTTGTGCTCTATCTCGCGTCCGATCGTCGAGACACGCTCCATGAACATTCTGAAGATGCAGGAGATGCCGTTCGGAATGAATGCCGTGGTGGCAATCGCCTGCTACGGCGGATATAACCAGGAGGACTCGATCATCATGAACAGGTCTGCTGTGAATCGCGGTCTGTTCCGAGGTCTGTATTACACGATGTATAAGGATGAGGAGCACCGTAACGTGACATCTGGTCGTGAGGAGAAGTTCATGCGCCCGCAAAAGCACAACACCCGCAAGTATAAGAATACCAGTTACTCGGCGGTGAATGAGAATGGTATTCCGATTCTCCACGCGACGATTGGTGAGGAAGATGTGGTGATTGGTAAGGTTGTCAACCTGCGCCACGACACGGCTGGCTACGCATTCCGTGATGCGTCGACCACGCACAAGAACGCAGAGTCTGGTCGCATTGACGGTGTTTGGCAGGACAAGAACTCCGACGGCTATCCCTTCGTCAAGGTTCGCGTGGTGTCTGAGCGCATTCCCCAGATCGGTGACAAGTTCAGCTCTCGTCACGGTCAGAAGGGAACAGTTGGAATGCTAATGGATGAGCAGGATATGCCGTTCACAGGGTCTGGTCTGCGACCTGATCTGATTATGAATCCACACGCTGTGCCCAGTCGTATGACGATTGCGCAGCTGATGGAGTGTATCTTTGGTAAGATCTGCGTGCGAAAGGGAACACTAGGTGATGGAACGCCGTATTCTCACCTGAAAGTCGAGGAGCTGCGGGCTCAGATGCTGGAGATGGGCATGCACCCCTATGGCAACGAGATCCTGTATAATGGACAGACTGGTGAGATGATGAAGGCTGAGATCTTCATGGGTCCGACCTTCTACCAGCGCTTGAAGCACATGGTCATCGACAAGAAGCACTCTCGTGCCCGTGGTCCGATTGTGTCTCTGACTCGGCAGCCTTGCGAGGGACGTTCTCGCGATGGTGGTCTTCGTGTCGGTGAGATGGAGCGCGACTGTATGATCTCCCACGGCGCGGCAGCCTTCACCAAGGAGCGCCTGATGGATGTCTCCGATCCGTTCACCACGGGCATCTGTAAGACGTGTGGCACACTTGCGATTGTGAACCCACAGGAGGGCATCTACTCGTGTGGGTCATGCGGTAACCAGACAGACTTTGTCCAGAAGACCATTCCTTATGCGATGAAGCTGTGGATGCAGGAGCTGGAAGCCATGCATATTGTGCCTCACATGGTTATGGGGTAGTCGGACGCACTAAAGTACCCCAACTCACCGGAAACGCAGTCTTCACCAACTCACTTACTTGTCCAGCAACCGCACGAATCTCAGCTTGGGCATCGGGACCCATGCGGAGGTGACACAAACGAGCATACGCAGCCAATGAGCCCGTCTCGATGAACTCGGTCATCATATTCTGCGGTAGCACCATGCGGGCTTGCTCAGGCGGGATGTTATTAGCCAACAGATACTTGTACTCGTCCATCGAATGACAGCAGTGCATCTTCATATACTGCATAAACTTTTCGTCCTCCGGATGGACGTCATCATTACTCCCCTGCTTTTTACCTAGAGCGCGCGTCCGAAGATGAGGAATGTGGAAGGTCGGCGGATCATCTACGTAGCGCCGGCTGACTTCGTTGCGTGAGAACCCGACAGTGTGCCGAAACCACTCACGTGCCATCCAAATCGGCATCCTCAATCGAAACCGCAGCTGGGGATGGAAGAAGGGTGATGTATGCTCATGTTCCGCAAGATACTTGATCAACTTGGCATCCTTGTCGGTGAACTCGGTGGTGTGCTTACCAAGAGATACGCGAGCGGCATTCACCACAGTCAGATCGTTACCAAATGTTTCCAGAAGCTCAACTTTGCAGTCCTCGAACATGACTATACTTCGGACTCTTCCTGAAGATCATACAACCCCGGACGGCGGGTACAACATCCGGACAATGCCATTATCGCGCAGACACACGAACCAAGGACGACGACCCCTGCGACGACAGCCGCTGTGAGCTGGTCCTGGTCCATTACTTCTTTTTACGAAGTGTGTATAAATGGGGAGAACCCGCCGTAAGCACAAGGAATGTACGAAATATCGCTGTTGGGCAGCCATACCAGGTGGTGGTAAAAAGTCGCATACACGCCGTCGGGTGTAAATAGCAATGGCGCTGGAGATTGTTATCGGTCCGATGTTCGCCGGAAAGACAACCTATGCGCTTGATCTGGTGCGGCGGTATACAACTCAGGGTCTGCGCGTTCTGGTTGTGAAGCCAGCCCTGGACACTCGATTTGTGAATCTGAACGAGCTAACCACCCATACTGGAGATTCAGTTCCGTGTTATACCACGGATACCTTGAACTCGTTAACCGCAGATTTCATCGAACATTTTTCAGTCATTATTGTGGATGAAGCTCAGTTCTTTCAAGGACTGATTCCCTTCGCAGAGTTTGCGGTGGATACGCATCATAAGATTGTATACTTGATTGGATTGTCCGGAGATTCCGATCGCCGTCCATTTGGTGAGATGTTGTCTGTCATTCCGTTGGCTGACAAGATTACGCATCTGAAGAGTCAGTGTGCGTGTGGCGATCCAGCCTTCTTCACTCGTCGCCTTCAAACTGGGCTCGGACAGATAGCGGTTGGTGGGTCAGAGATGTATCAATCTCAGTGTAGGTTCTGCTATGTCTACGGGGGCAACCGCGTCTTTTAAAGGAGAGTCGCCGAAGAAAAAATGTTGCTGAGTATCATACAAGCAATATGGGTGGTGGTCTTCTTCAGCTCGTCTCGTATGGTGCTCAGGACATCTACATCAGCGGCAACCCCCAGATCACGTTCTGGAAGGTGCTGTTCAAGCGTCACACGAACTTCGCGATGGAGTCCATTGAGGTGACGTTCAACGGCCAGGCGGACTTCAATAAGCGCGTGACGGCGATCATCAACCGTAACGCGGATCTGATGTTCCGCACGTATATCCAGCTGGTTCTCCCGGCGGTGCAGCTGGATGCCGGCAACAACAGCCAGATCCAGCGCTTCCGTTGGCTCAACTACATTGGTCACCGCGTCGTGAAGACGGTCGAGCTCGAGATCGGCGGCCAGCGCATCGATCGCCAGTACGGCGACTGGATGCAGATCTGGACGCAGCTGACCCAGGACATCGGTACGGTCAAGGCGCTCGATGAGATGGTTGGCAACACCCACGACCTGGTGCTGATGAAGGACCGCAAGGGCTATGCGCTGGATGTGTCGTGCGCGGGCTCTGAGCTCACGAACTCGTGCGCCCCCCGTTCGGGCACGCCGGCGCGTACGCTCTACATTCCCCTGCAGTTCTGGTTCTGCCGCAACCCGGGTCTTGCCATCCCGCTGATCGCGCTCCAGTACCACGAGGTGCGCATCAACGTAGAGTTCGAGCAGTGGAACAACTGCGTATACTATGAGCTGACCACGGGCCAGACGTCTGCCCCGACGGCGATCCAGTCCCTGACGGCTGCGTCGCTCTACATCGACTACATCTACCTGGACACGGAGGAGCGCCGCCGCTTCGCCCAGCAGACGCACGAGTACCTCATCGAGCAGCTGCAGTTCACGGGTGCGGAGTCGATCACGTCGAGCTCGAACAAGATCCAGCTGAACTTCAACCACCCGGTGAAGGAGCTCGTGTGGGTCTGCCAGCGCGACTCGTTCGTTGACTGCTCGTTCCCGTCCCCCACGTTCATCGCGGAGGTCAACGGCTGCCAGCCGTTCAACTACTCCGACGACTTCTCGACGGAGGGTGTGATCATGGACGTGCTTGCCCGCGGCTCTCTGGGTGGCGGTGGCTCTGACCTCCGTGTGCCGACGACGGCCGATGGTCCTTCTGGCGCATACACCCCTGGTCTCGGTGTTGCGATCGGCCCTTCCCTGTATGGCTCGTCGTGGCTGGACTCGAACATCATCGGCTCGGGCAACGACCAGCAGTACCTGTTTGAGGACACGACCAACTACCTGCTGGCGAAGGTCATCCTCGACTCCGGCACGCGCTGCTCTGGCAAGTGCCCGATTGAGGTTGCCAAGCTGCAGCTCAACGGCCAGGACCGCTTCACGGAGCGCGAGGGACGTTACTTCACGTTCGTGCAGCCGTACCAGCACCACACGCGCACGCCCACTGCTCCGGGTATCTGCGTGTACTCCTTCGCGCTCAAGCCGGAGGAGCACCAGCCGTCGGGCACGTGCAACTTCTCACGCATCGACAAGGCGACCCTCCAGCTCACGGTGTCCGTGAACACGGTGCGCGCCGGCCGCACGGCCCAGGTGCGCGTCTACGCCGTCAACTACAACGTGCTGCGCGTGATGAGCGGCATGGGCGGTCTTGCCTACAGCAACTAGAGACCTCCGCGAGGACTCATACAAGAAAATCCACAAGAAATCAAAAAACAAATGAAGATGTAAACAACATCTTGATTAGATTTTTGATGTAAATGAAACTCTTTGTATTATAATGATTGTGTCGTGGGGGGATGTAATCCAGAATGGACCATCCAACTCAGTAGTCTATGTGTCTCTTGATACAGCCGAAGGTAGAAGCTGTGTCGGACACTGGATTTGGGAATGTGGACTTCTTCTACCATATATTAACGATCTCCGGCACAAATTAACAGTTCCGCTTAAAATACTTCTTTTCGAGGAGAAGCTCTATAAGAGAAATGTGTTATCTGATTTTGGATTCAACACTACAGATATCGTCTATAGTGACAAAATGACAAATACTCCTTTTCCAGAACAATCTGTAGTTCCTAATAAAATATTCTACAAGCTAATTGTTCCCAAATTCTTCTTTTTGTGGAAGACTCACGTAAGTAGCACTTTCTTTTTCGAAGCACTTCATCGGTTTAGACATCACTATATCTCCTCAATTGCAGATGTAACAAAGACAATTACTATGTCTTATGTTACACGATCTGATAAGGAGAACTACATTCTAAATGCACGAACGTTTTTAAATAACAAGGATTTCAAGGACATGCTAACGCGTAAAGAAGTCTATATGATAGAAACCGATACAATGAATTCACTCAAACAACAGTTTCAAATGGTTCTTCAGTCAAAGACTCTTATTGTTGAGATGGGTTCGGCTTTCACCATAAATGCGGGGTTTATCGCTTCTAATTGTCGAATTATTGTGGTGAACGATATATGGGACTATGATCGTTCAGACACTCCATTTTTTCATATCTTCAGAAAGTTAATGCAAGAGCGTAATAACACCGTTGAAGTTTTTTCATATGGTCGTCACAAAGATCCATTCACAGTGGATATTCCATTGTTCGAAAAGAAGATCAACAGTGCTATCTATACCCGAACATCATGCGTTATATGCGGTTTATCTGACTTTGATACACTAATAAGAATATCACATTTCCCAGTGATGGCGATATCAAACGATCTAGTGTCAGAGGATTTTTACGACTTCGAACCAATGATCTGCAATAACTGTAAATGTCTTCAGCTTCGCAACCTAGTAGATCCTAATATCCTCTATTCAGATGTCTATATGAACGCGGCGTTCAGCCCCTCGTGGAGTCATCATCATGAACACTTCAAGCGTTTCATAACTAGTAACACGGATACGAGGTCGTTCATGGAAATAGGCGCAAACCGCGGAGAACTATATGGACTTCTCAAAGTAGATAACCCTATCAAGTATTCTGTCCTTGACATGTATAGACATAAAGACCTACCTGATGATGTAGAGTTCATAGAGGGGAACTGTGAAACATTCGACTTTACTGGACGGGACACATTGATTTTATCCCATGTTTTTGAGCATCTGTATTCACCAATACCCTTCATCCGGAAAATATCCAAAAGCAATGTAAAATCGGTCTTTATATCGATACCGAACTTTGAAGCACTTCTTAAAGACCGATCATCTCTTATTATCCACTCCCAACACACGTTCTATTGCGGAGTAGACTATATCGAATACATGTTCTCCTTACACGGATATTCAATGACTCATGTATATCAATACGATGGTCCCTGCAAGTCTGTTATGATTAAGTTTGAGTTGAACAATGCAGTTCCACGGGCAATGCCATCGACAGACATTGCGGAATTCAAGGATATCTACATTGATAAGGTATCTAGTATACGGAAACTCGTCATCCCTCCCAATAGCTATATCACACCGGCTGGTATCTACGGACAATACCTCTACTTCTTTTTGGAGGATAAACGGAACATCATTGGATTTCTAGACAATAATCCCGAGCGACATGGTAAGACATTGTACGGCACTGGTAAGCGCGTATTTTTGCCGAACAGTATAAAGTATGACGGGGCCAATATTCTTGTATGCGAATCCATCTATAAGAAGGAGATCGTTGCAGGATTGATAAAGTTGAACACTGACGCTAACATTATCTACATATGAGTTTATTCAGATCACTCGGCTTTACAAAGATCACTACGTTATGTTTGCGTATTTCGCTGAGCAATAGTGCGTACATCGGAAAGCGAACTGCTTGAGCTTCTACGTAAGGCTCAGGCCTTACAACCCAGATAGTTTTTTGCCTGCAGAACATTCCATTAATGAGAAACGGCGATCCATCTGTAACAACGACAGCACATCGTGCGGAGTTGACAGCGTCTATCTGATCCTGTAGGCATGTAATTGTATCTGTATGGACAACTATATGCGAATAGGGTGCGAATACATTTATCACTGGTGTTAACGCACAGGGTCGATTGTTTGGAATATAGTTTTCCTTGTGCTGTCTTGGGAGAACAACAAAGTCTACCGACGGAGATACTGTACTATTAAACCGACTAAATAGATTGGAGAGCATATCCGGATATCCGGTTGGTATAGGATTCATAAGCGATATGGGCGCCTGTGAAAGTCTGGTCGAATATACGAAATCTCTCAACCCAAGGTGATTACAGAAAAGATCCTTATACGTGCGAGATGTAGACAATACGATCCTCCGATTTTTTATAGATGGTATCAAAATTGCAGATTCAAAGACCCAATGTGCTAATGCCAAATGATCAGGCGAATCGATACATACTTCATACATATGAGGAAAATCAGTGCATACGCCAAAACACTCGCCAATCTCACCTGGCGGCATTACGCATATAACCTTTTCCGTTGTAGGGCTGTTAATGTTCCCCCAGATATACCCCTTGCTTGTAAGGGTGTATGTATCCTTATCATGGAAGAAACAGTTGAACTGATCTTTTAGGTAAATAAGTGAATCCAAATTCTTACAATGAATCCATAGTACATTCTGATATTGTGTAAGAAATGCCATGGTCGTTTTGTATGTTGGAGCATCATGTCCCAACCACAACTCCCCATCTACTCGCCATACATCAATCTCACAGTCAAACCCCTCTGCGATAGCGGCTGCAATTGTTTCCTCCTTGTTTTCAGTTTCGGGATGTGGTCCATTCGTATTTCCGCGATGCGCGATAATCAGCATGATTATATATAGATAGGATTGTTAAAATGAAGCTAATTGTGTTTGATCTTGACGGAGTCTTACTTGATTTTTGCGAAGTTCATTATGAAACACTCAATCGAGCAATCTATGAAGTCCTCGGACCAACACATGTTATTACGAAACATGACCACGAGACACTATATAATGGACGCAGCACCCGTGCGAAGTTAGCACTTCTTCAGTCTGGTGAACTGCCAGCGTCCTTAGCTAACGCGATTTTTCAGCGAAAGCAGCAGTTGACAGCTATCGCTGTATCAAAGGTATCAAAATCACCCATGTTACAGTCTATGTTAACACATCTTCGATTGAATGGATATCAAGTAGCATGCGCGACAAATTGTATAAGGGCAACGCTAAATGCGGCACTCGATGCACTTGGTATTCGTGATCTTTTTACATTTACAGTTTCCAATGAAGATGTAATAACTCCGAAGCCTGATCCAGGCATCTATCATTTATGCCACAGAATTGCCAATGTCCTCCCAAATGAAACCATGATCTTTGAAGATTCTCCGGTTGGTTTGGCGTCAGCAAGAACGAGCGGGTCTCTGGTAACACGCGTTCCTACGCCACAATGTTTGACTCAAGAGTTTGTAATGGCCGCTTTAACTGCGATTACAGTTGTGATTCCAATGGCAGGAAATGGCAGTCGATTTACCAAAGCTGGATATACAGACCCGAAACCTCTTATTCCAGTTCTTGGCAAACCTATGATATCGTGGGTTGTTGATAACCTCGCTGTTCCCGGTGCGCGCTTTGTATTTGTGATCCGCGCAGATTACCCTGAATCATGCAAGGAGCATCTGCGCACACTTTCACCTGGATGTTCAATCGTGGTTGTTGATAAAGTTACAGAGGGGGCAGCTTGCACAGTGCTTTTGACGAAGGATCTCATCAATAATGATACCCCTCTACTGATTGCAAATAGTGACCAATTTATTGAGTTTGATGCACAAGAGTTTGTTCACTCATTTCTCGTGTCAGGAGTAGATGGTAAGATATCCACATTCGATGGAGACGGAAACCCTAAGTGGTCTTATGCGGCGGTAAAGGATGGATTTGTAACAGAAGTTCGTGAAAAGGATCCCTTCTCTCATCATGCTACCACAGGTGTTTATATGTGGAAGCGCGGATCAGATTTCGTCAAGTTTGCTGAGCGGATGATTTCCAAGAATATACGTGTTAATAATGAGTTCTATACTGTTCCTGTCTACAACGAGGCAATTGCAGATGGATTAAAAATCACTATATCGGACTGCAATAAGATGTGGGGTCTTGGTGTTCCGGAGGATCTTGAGATATTTATTCATTCACGGCATGTTTAGACGGACTGCCTGATATAGAGTGCGTCTCCCCAACCATGTTCAGTCATATGGATGTGAACACGGACAAATCCGCGCTCGGACAACCAGGAATCCATCTCTGGAAGAAGCGCGCATCCGGCATACAGCTCCTTCTCGTTTACCTCCGCATAAATCGCATTAATCATTCCGAGGTTTCGCTCGAATCCCTTGAGACACTTTAGCTCAGCACCCTGAATATCCATGTTCAGAAAGTCTGCTTTGATCTTGTGCTGATCGACAAGTGTGTCAAGCTGAACCGAAGTGGTCTGAATAGTCTTCATCACATGAATATGCGGGTGTTCAACCAAATGAGTCTTCAAATCAAGAATTGAGCTTGACTGGAAGTTATTCGTAATCTTGAACTCAACCGGACCAACCGTGTCCGATACAACTGCCTGAATTACATTCGGTAGACGCTGAGCAAGAGCAGTACACAGTTCGGGAATAGCCTCAACCCAATAAATAGAAGACTGAGAAACACCCTCCGCAAGATAGGCATCGTTCTCCTCGCCAGCATGTGCCCCAACGTGGAGAATGCCCGTAATCTTAACACCATACTGGTGGACACACTGGCTGATAGGAAACAGCATTTTTACTACTCGTTATGCTTTCTTTAGATTGATCCTGAAGGTCTTCTTCGTTGGATACAGCCACTTGTCATCAATAACGAATCGTGTATAGATATCTAGATACCCTGGGGCATTGAACTCCGCAGACTGAAAGAATGACGGTGCTTTATTTGCGAGAACTCGAAAATTTGGCTGAATACGTGTGATCGCAATATCAGTATGTCCTTTACAGTCTCTCAGCTGGTTGATAACAGCCTGCTTATAGCGAGGAGTGATATACAGAATCGCGTGAGTGCTTAACATATTTTGGATTCTAACCTGTGTTTCCGAATACGGTGTAAAGATAGCTAACTTATCATGGTAGTTTTCCGTTGCATGACCCCCGGATTGACTAATACCAAAATAAATAGCGTCCGCGCCATGAACAAAATCAAACTCCGAAACGCCGGTAAACTCTACGTCATCCTCCAGGAGGAGGATTGGCTCATTCATATACTGAGTAAGTATCTCCACGTTTGCGTCTGCCAAGCACTTTGGATATCCTTCAGTTCCAGACTTGAAGTGGACAACATCTTTGAACCCTAAACTAGCAAGCATGGAATCCATATGGAGTTTCCGTGCGTGATACTTTTCATTGTGATCCGGGCAGATATAGACAACTTTGAAGTCTTGAATCCGCATTGTTATTAAAAAAGATTAGTTAAACGAAACCCCCCCGCTGTTCTGACCAATCCTCTTGGTTTTTGAAGCCGGACCGGTTGGCGAACAACGTCTCTGATCGTATCATGGCCTCCTCGAATTGATTTGTCAATGAAAACAACATGTGTAGTAGGGGACGGTTCTGTCGGCTCTGCGACTGCAAATGGATAGGTAAGGACTGAAGGTGGATTCTTCCAAAAATACCAGTTGAGGTGAGACTCGTCGTGCCAATCTGCCATAACTCCATTATTAAGATCTGTCTGAATACGGTCGCGTAGCTCATGGGCCATCTTCATAAAGAGAGTATGCTCGCCGCCAAAGAAGCCTCCGCAAAAATAGACAGTGTTCTCTCCAGCCGGAATACACGATGTGCTATTCGGATTCGAACAGACAGTCCCCTTTCCGCCAGTATATCCCGGATGAACTGTACCATAGATTGAATTATTTAGCATATCTGTGGTCAATGTCTTTGTGAAGAATGCGTCTACATCACAGTAGAAGCTGTGACTCACATCCAGTGGACAGTTAGAGAATCGGTGAAACCGCTTCAGAGTTATTAGCGGCCATGCTTCATGATCTATATGAACATAGTGAAACATGATCGTTCCCACATTTGGGTCTTCGACTTTCACATAATTTTCCGGGTTCGGCATATTCGTATAGATAACTACATGACGCTGCGTTTTAGGGAAGAAATGAGTATAAACACTCTTGGTCATCTCAGGAAGGAAGGACACATACTTATTTGTCGCAATCAAGTGAAGTGTCGGAGTGACTAATTCAAAATCTGTCCATTTTTCGATATGGGCAGTCCCACCATTAAACTTGGCGGACTGGAAAAATACCGGTTTCTTGTTTGCCAATACTTTGAATGATGACTGTAATCTTGATAATAGAATGTCATGGTTTGTTGTCGAATCTCTCAGTGATTCAATCACTACAGTTTTAAATGGAGTGGAAGCATAGATAATTGCGTGGCCGCCTAGCATATTCAGAACACGCACCTGTGTCTTCGAATATGGCTCAAATTTACATTGATCAAAATGGATATTCGACGTAGGATGGCCGCCCGAACGGGAATTACCAAGATAAATTGCGTCCGCATCCTCTACAAAGTCAAAGTCATCTATCTTGTTCCATTCAATGTCATCCTCTAAAATCAAGATAGGTTCGTTAAGATGCTGCGTTAGGATATCTATTGTTGCGTCTGTCAGACACTTTGGATAGGCATCCGTTCCGGACTTATAGTGGGAGAACTCTTTGAAACCAAGACTGGTCAGAAGCGCATCCATATGGAGTTTCCGCTCATGATACTTTTCATTGTGGTCTGGACAAATATAGACTGTTTTCAGATCTTGAATCCGCATTAATTACACATCAGACAATATCATTGCCTTTCACAAAGATAAGATGAATGTCTTTTCATTCTGCTTATACGGTCCATATAATGACCGGTATTATCCGGGCATGATTCAGAACATTCAGTTGATTCACAAATACTTTCCGGGTTGGTTTGTCTACGTCTATCTGGGGTCAGATGTCGCACCGGATATGGTTAGCATGCTTGAATCTACCCCTCGTGTGATCGTTCGATTCACCGGCATAACCGGCATCGTGAACATGGTTCACCGCTTCTTTCCGATCGATGACCCCGGTGTTGACGTAATGTTTGTGCGTGATGCGGATTCTCGGATACACTCGCGGGATCGATGGGCGATTCAGCAATTTCTCGAGTCACCCTATATCGCCCATACGATTCGTGATCACCCAGATCACAAGTGCAGGCTTATGGGAGGTCTCTGGGGTATTCGCAAGTCTGCGGGGGTCAATATTCATGATCAGTATGCGCTATACGAGGCGAACCCGGAATACAGGGGCATGGCTTGGGATCAGGATTTTCTGAGCTCGCGCATCTTTCCACTGGTTGCGCCCAAACTACTTGCCCACATTGGTCCTAGTCCATCATTTCCGCCTGAGAAAAATGAGCCGTTCCCAACTTCTTGGAGAAAGGAACTGTATTGCGGTAAAATTGAACCGGCAAACTATATTGAACCACCCCCAAGGACTCTTAACCTTCCAGCGGTCCGATTCAATTTTCTTGCTAACAAGTAATGAAGACTCAGCGTGTATGCGGATCTCGTCGTAAGGTATGGAATGGCACGTGCCAGAAGACACCCGGTGGACTGACCAAGGCTGATCTGATGATGAACAAGTATGGTCGCATCGTATCGCGTAAGAAGGCTGCTCGTGCGCGGTCTGGGCGTGCTTTTACCAAGCGCCACCACTAGTCGTTTTTAAGCATGAAGATTCCGGTAATAATCAAAAGCAGTCCAACATACTGTATTGGTCGACTAAGTCGATCGCCCAATACAAGGTATGCTGCCAAACTTCCTATGACACCAGATATTCCATCCCACATGCCGTTCACATACATGACATTTTGGGTTCGTAGACACTTAATCAAGTAAAAGATAACGCCTATGTAGCCAATAACTCCATATCCAAAGTAAATTGGATTATTGGACTGGGCATACCAACGTAGGTTGAAGTCTCCAAACGCCTCAATCGCAGAGAGGATCACGATATCCTGAGTGCTCATGTCTTCTAAGTGTGGTTTTTTTGAGGTGGAGAGATAATGGAAGGCGTATTGGCAGTTACGGTAGCGGCCCTCATGGCCACAAAGTCACTTGAGATGGTGGCTGCTAAAGAGAATAACCCAAAACCCGATAGTGCTATTGCAACTGTTCCGGTACCAGCAGAAGCACAAGCGCCAGCACCAGCACCAGCACAACCACAACCACAACCAGAAGCAGCACCAGCAGCACCAGCACAACCACAACCACAACCAGAAGCAGCAGCAGAAGCAGAAGCAGCACCAGCACAACCACAACCACAACCAGAAGCAGCACCAGCACCAGCACCAGCACCAGCACCAGCACCAGCACCAGCACCAGCAGCAGAAGCACCAGCACCAGAAGGAGAAGCAGCGGCAACAGCGGCAAGACGGCAACAGTATGCTTTCTGGAAGTCTATACAGAAAGGACTATCGAATAAAAATGAACGGCTGACAGAATCGATTGCTATGGGCAAGGCACACCCTGAACTTCTCATAAAATTTTATGATGTGCCCGTGCCAGACCCGAACACGCCAGCCGGGTTCATCATACTTCCCAATCAAGCTTTACTTGTTGCGGTAATCGACTTGGCAACTACAGCTGCAAGAGCAAACAATATCCGCTCAAAGACCGGCGATCTTTTGGGTTTAAAAAAGCGGGGGTATGAAGCAGAAAAAAGTCAAACAGCCCGGGCGGAAAATGCTCAAGCGTTACTTGCCCGCGGTGGCCGGGCTACTCGTAGGCGGCGAGGAGGCGCAACGAGTACTGAATTGGAAACACTTGTCCAGATGATTTTTGATCAAATTGCGATCAAATGTAAGTCAGAGCCCGAGATATCACTTCAAGTGGCTGATGCATTTGCTATTCTAGTGCAATCTCAACCAGGTAATGGCGATAATCTTGTTAGTGACTATCTCCTAGGCGTTTTCAACAAGTTTTTGGCGTTCAAGAAGATGGCAGATAAGAATCCTGACCTTCATATCATCGCGGATGTAATGTTTGGAAGGATGAAAGAACCATACAATCACTTCTTAGTAGAGCAGAAGAGCTGGCTTGTATTCAAGAATGCGCTAAAAGCTGATCCTAAAGTCATAGCCGCACTTGATGCGAAAGTAAAACAAAAGAAACAGGCGGCGGCGGAACAGGCGGCAAAAGAAGAACAAAAGAAACAGGCGGCGGCGGAACAGGCGGCAAAAGAAGAAAAGGCGGCACAAACAGCACTTAAGAACTGGAACGCAGAGGTGGCGGCTGCAGGGGCTGCCGATCTTGCACAGGCCGAACGTATACGCACGCTTGCAGAGAAATACGATGAAGCCGAACTTGATATGCCGGATAAATCACAGTCGGGCTATGCGACCGCTGAGATAGAGATTAATGCTATATTGAAGGAATATAACGATGAGATTGCTAAAGTAAAAACTACAGGCGGTCCTCTGGCACGAGCAGCGGTAGCAAAAGCAATAGCAGAGTCGAAGGCGAAAGTGGATGCTTTGGATAAACATGACTTAGAAAGCAAGAAGAGAGCGGAAGCCCTTGCTAAAGCTCAGGAGGAGGCGAAGGCTGCCGAAGAGGCAGAGGCGGCGAAGGTGAAGGCTAGAGAGGCTGCAGCCGCAGAGGCAGCAAGAGAGGCAAAAGAATCTGCAAGACGACAGGCGATTCTGAGAACCCCAACTGCTGAAGAGCTTCGTATCAATGCTGCCGAACGAGTGAATTCTTTAGCCGACGAGGCGGATCTATTTCTACAATCAAAACGAGATGCAAAGTCAGAAGCCGCAGCGGCGGCGGCAGAGGAAGCGGCTTCGGCGGCGGCGAAAGCGGATGTAGAAGCTCGAGCACAGAGAACTAGAGAAGCACAAGAGACAGCGCGACAAATAGTCAAGGATCGAAAGCTCATTCAAGAAGTTGAAAACAAAAATAGGGGTAAAAAGTACGCCGCAGTAAACCCTCTAAGGGGCGGTCGCCGCAAGTCCCCTCGCCGTCGTCGCCACAAGAAGCTGCGTAAATCGACTTTCAGAAGACATCGCAAGCATTGATAAACAATGTCTGACGATCTTGTGATTGCCAAGACTGTTCAGACAGCCCCGATGCGCATCCTTGCCGAGGGGCTCAAGTCCATGCTGGTGGAGATGAGCCTTGTTTTTGATAAGGACGGCATTCGCATGATTGCCATGGACAACACGCGCACGGTGCTCACGCATATGCGTCTCCATGCGTCCAAGTTCGAGCAGTATGAGTATAACCACACGGCCCCGCGTTTGGATGTCGGTCTGAACACGGATCACTTTTATCGTATTGTGAAAACGGTAACGAACGATGACACAATCACGTTCTCGATCTCCAAGTCGGAGTCGAACCACCTGTGTATCACGCTGGAGAACGGTGAGAAGAAGCGCAGGATCAAGAACAAGCTGAATCTGCTTGACCGCGACGAGTCGGATATCAACATGCCGGAGACCGAATTCTCTGCGCGCATCACGATGCCGAGCATGGATTTCCAGAAGATCTGCCGTGATATGACTCTGCTGTCTGCGAAGACGGTCGATGTGAAGAACGTGGGCGGCACGCTGACCTTCACCTGCAAAGGTCCGTTCGCATCTCAGACGGTCACGATGGGCGACTCAACGTCTGACATGGCGATTACCAAATCCAAGCCGGATGAGATTGTAAGCGGGACGTTTTCCCTTCCGCACCTGGTCCTCTTTACCAAGTGCTCGAACCTGTCGAACAACCTGGAGATCCACATGAAAAATGACTGGTTTCTGATGATTCGCTATGTGATTGCGAATCTGGGTGACATCAAACTGTGCTTGATGCCATGTTCTTCGTAGAGAGTAATGGAGGCAGCAGTTGTTGTGGTGACAGTGTCAACCACCATTCTCCACGCATGGCTGATTTATGTGACCTACATGTGGCTTGTGAACTGCCAGTGCACTTAGCTCTACTTCGGTCTCAGGTTATGCGCCTTGTAGGCAATATCGTCTCCAAGCTTCATCTTCAAACTTGGGCTGAACAACTTGCGGTCACACACCGCAGTTGTTGAGTTCCACACCTTGACGATGTGAAACTGACCCTTGGGGCTGACTGTCACTCCGGCAATACAGTCATTTGAGCTCTTGAGGAATGCGCCAGCCAAACAGTGAACCATACAGTCGATAAACACAGTGTGCGTATCGGCTGCGTCTACCTTCTTCGACCAAGCGCCTCCCTTATCGTTCTCCGGTGCGTCCCAGAGCGGTCGAACACCTGTCTTCATGAAGAAGAACATGCCCGATTCCCAGACATCCTTCGGGATGCCATCGATCAAACTCCAGAACTCTGCGACTGAAGTGACCTCGTAGATCTTGATGTAGCTTTCCAAGCTGTAGTCATTGTTTGAAGGATCGTGATACCAGAGAGTCCACGTCATTTTGGCAGCGCTCATGTCCTTGTTGAGAAGGAAGTAATCCGTTTTCCGGAGCGCAAAAAGAATTTGGCTTACTTGTTGTGGTAGTAGTAAAGTAACAGAATATGCCGAAGCACACCTGCACTCACTGTCCTACTGTATTCACTAGCAAGAAGGCGCTGAATGCTCATTTGAAGGAGATTGTCGACGCAGATGTTCTCGTAAAGAAGACGACTGCGGTGGAATCTACCGGTGGTAGGCTGGCAATTAGTCTCTTCTCAGGTGCCGGTGGCGACACAGTTGGTATGGAACAAGCTGGATTGAAGGTCGTCGCCTTCTCAGAGAACAATGCCGCATGCGTCCGGACTCACAAGGCTGCGTTCCCGGACAGTGTGTGGCTCGGTGAGTCGGTTAAGGGTGACATCTCCAAGATTCCGGACACAGAGTTCGAGCCCTATGCGAACAAGATGTTCATGGTCTTCGCAGGGTTCCCGTGTCAGGGCTTCTCTAACGCCGGTAAGAAGGCAGTCGCCGATCCTCGCAATCGCATGTTCCACCAGTTTCTCCGGGTTGTCAGCATTGTTCGTCCGGAATGGATCATGGGAGAGAATGTTGCTGGGTTGCTCACCAAGAAGACCGATGACGGTGAGAGTCGAGTGATTGATGTGATTCAAGCGCACTTTACAGAGATTGGATACCCGATCGTCTTCAATGTGTATGATATGAGCAGGGTGGGTGTTCCCCAGTCTCGTAAGCGTCTCGCGTTGATCGGAAACCGCTTGTCAATTCCGTTCGCCCTTCCAGACTTTGATGAACCTAGGGTCGGACTTCAGCATATTGCAGAGGCAACAATGGAGGGTGCTATCGAAACTACACTCGACCTGCCACCTGAGTGCTGCGTAACTGTGCCAGATGATGCCGAACCCACCGGCACACCTCATTCATTCATGGTTCTCAAGCACAGCGAGAATCTGATTTCCTTCCGTAAGCGAGATTCCCCGATTCACAGTGAAGTCTTGGATTTGCGCACTCCGTGTAAGACATTCATCTGCGCATACACCTTCCAGCCTCGCCTCTATGTGGGTCTATCCAAGTCAAATGGTAAAAAGTATATTAGATGCCTGACTGTGCGCGAGGCAGCACAGATTCAGGGCTTTCCTATGAACCATCCGTTTCAGGGTTCACATGATGACCAGATTAAGCAGGTGGGGAACGCAGTGCCGGCTCGCTGGGTGACGGAGATGGTCCGAGCCATGCTAGGGTCTTCTCCAGCCGGTCCTTGATGAATTCTGGTGTGAAACGGCGACACTTGAACTGATTGGCATTGCGGATATAGAGCACCAGATCATCCGTATCCTCGGCTTCGGCGTTCAACTGTTTGAGCAGGGCGAAGCGG